GGCGCGGCGGTTGTCGGGCTGGTGTCGGGGTTGGTTGTGATCGCGGCGGAAGAGGTGCGGAGGCGGAATGGCAGATAAGTCCGTGTCGCTGCCTTTTCCCGACCGGCGGTTGAATCCCAACGCGCGCATTCACCGTATGGCTAAGGCGAAGGTTTTTGCGGCGGCCAAAAACGAGGCGTACCTGTTGGCGGTCGGTGCGGGCTTGCGGGGATTTCGGGGGCGGAAAATACGCATTGTGTTCACGCCGCCCGACAGGAGGAGGCGCGATTTGGACAACCTGCACGCAAGCATGAAGGCCGCTTTGGACGGAATCGCGCTTGCCGTCGGATGCGATGACAGTGAGTTTTGCCCGGTTGTGATTGACCGAACGTCGCCGAAAAAGGGCGGGTCGGTATTGGTGGAGTTGAGCGAATGAGCAGGGATGAATTGAGACAGTTGGCGTTGGCCTTCCGGGCGATTGACCGGGTAATCAATAGTCGCGGGGTGCGGTTGAATACCGTTAAGAACCGCGCAAAGAGGATGAGGCGCAAGGGTAAACAGGCCGTCTGAAATTCTAATTAGAACGGACGGCAGTCTAATTAGAACGGGAAAGGATTTGAAATGGCGGTAAATGTTGCGGTGGTGAAAACGCCGGCGGGAACGCTTGCACCGGCGACGGCCTACGATGCGGAATTATTGCGGGATTACGCCGCAGGCCGGCAGTTGAAGGTGGAAATCAAGCAGATGAGCAACCGCAGTTATCAGCACCATAAGCTGTTTTTCGGCGGGTTACTGCCTTTGGCGTATGAATACTGGGTGCCGTCGGGCGGGTTGGTGACGGACGGGGAGCAGAAGCTGATCAGCGGTTTCGCGCGGCGGCTTGAGGCCATGCATTCGAGCGGCGGGCTGTTTTTGGAGTTTGCCGACGAGTTTGTACGGATGGTGGCGGCAAAGCGCGGGGAGAGAATCGGCGCGGTGCTGCAAAGCATGGAGGCTTTCCGAAAGTGGCTGACGATTGAGGCGGGGTATTTCGATGTTTACGAGACGCCGGACGGTTACCGCAAGGAGGCGAAAAGCATCAGCTTCCACAGTATGGGTCAGGAGGAGTTCAACCGGTTTTACCGGGACTGCTTTCAGGTGGCTTGGAACATGATGTTGTCGTCGAAGTTTGAGTCGGAGGAGGCCGCTGAACGGGCGGCTATGGAGATGATGGAGATGGGCGGATGAAGGATAGATTGGTTGAAGTAGTCATAGATAAGTTCAGGGATAAGGTTGATAAAGGCGGCCATCCATACATAGAACACTTGTACCGTGTTGCTGATGGGGCGGAAGAACTTCAGGTTGGGTCTTATATGACGGGTTTTTTGCATGATACGTTGGAGGATACCGATTTGACGGCAGATGACTTGTTCTTACTTGGCGTAAGTAACGCAGTTATCAACCGTGTCAGCATGTTGACCAAGCCGCATGATATGCCGTATGAAAAATACATCGGTCGTATAAAAAATTATGCGCGGAAAAATAGAGACAAAATTATTTTGGCAGTCAAGATTGCCGACTTAAACGACAACCTAAACGTATCAAGATTAAAAATGTTGAAGGATGAAGATTTTAAAAGGTTGGTGCGTTATATGAAGGCAAGGCAAAAATTATCTGATGTTTTAAATTATTTACAGGGGCATAGATGAGCAAGATTACACAGTCGGCACGCGGCGAACGCTGTCAGATACGTTTCCCGGGCATTTGCAATCATGACCCGGAAACGACGGTTTTCGCGCATTACCGCTTGGCGGGTTATTGCGGCACGGGCATCAAGCCGCCCGACTTTATGGGCGCGTATGCGTGCAGCGCGTGCCACGACGAAGCCGATCGCCGCACGCGGCATTTGGAGGCGGACTTTGTGCAGACGGCCTTTGCCGAGGGGGTGATGCGGACGATGGTGCGGCTGGCGGAAAAGGGTTTGCTACTGGAGGGGTAATTATGAGTGAGGTGAGTAGGTACGGGCGGGTGTTCGGGGAGCGGCATCCGGTGGCGAAGTTGTCAGATGAGGATGTGGGGCGGATTCGGGCGTTGAATGCGCGGGGGGTGTCGTATGCCGATTTGGCGGAAGCCTTTGGGTTGAGTGTGTCGGCGGTGGGGAAGATTTGCCGTTTCGAGCGGCGGTATGTGATTACGGCAAAGTGGAGGGATTGCGATGCTGACGGATAAGCAGCAGCGGTTTGTTGAGGAGTATTTGGTGGATTTGAATGCGACGCAGGCGGCTGTCCGGGCGGGATACAGTGCGAAGACGGCATCTGTGATAGGTGCGGAGAACCTTGCAAAACCTAATATTCAAAAAGCGATTCAGGCGCGGCAGGAGGAATTAAAAATTAAAACGGAAATTACGCAGGAGTGGGTGGTGGAACGCTACCGGCGGATTGTGGAGGGCTGCGACAAGCGGCAGTTTTTCAATGACGACGGCAGCGTGAAGCCGCCTTCGCAATGGTCGGCGGAGATGGGGCTGGCCGTGGCGGGCTTCGAGGTGGAGGAGTTGGGCGACGAGGGTTTGGCGGTGTCGGTGTCGAAGCTGCGTTTTCAGGATGCGCGGGCTGCTTTGGATTCACTGGCGCGGCATTTGGGGATGTTCAAAGACAAAGTGGAGGTGTCGGTGGACGAGTCGTTGGCTGAGCGTTTGGCGCGGGCCAAGGAGCGTTTGGATGGATGATGTAGTGGTGGAGGCGGCGGCCTTGTGCCGTTACGACCCTTTGGCTTGGGCGCGCTTTGCGTTTGATTGGGGCTATGGGGAATTGGACGGCTATGCGGGGCCGAGGGCTTGGCAGGCGGAAGCGTTTGCTGAAATCGCGGCGCATCTGAAAAATCCCGAAACGCGCCATATGCCGCTGATGCTGGCGCGGGCTTCGGGGCACGGTATCGGCAAATCGGCCTTTATCGGCATGCTGATTAACTGGGCGTTGAGTACTTGCGAGGATTGCAAGGTGGTGGTAACGGCCAATACGGACAGCCAGTTGCGCACGAAAACGGCACCAGAGGTCGGCAAGTGGATGCGGTTGGGCATCACGCGGGAGTGGTTCGATGTGTCGGCAACGTGCATCGCGTCGCGCGACAAGGCCAATGCGCGGACGTGGCGGGCGGATTTTGTGCCGTGGAGTGAACATAATACAGAGGCATTCGCGGGCTTGCACAATAAGGGCAAGCGCATCGTACTGGTATTCGACGAGGCTTCGGCGATTGCCGACAAAGTATGGGAGGTGGCGGAGGGTGCGCTTACCGATGAGGAGACGGAAATCATCTGGGTGGCTTTCGGCAACCCGACGCGCAACACGGGGCGTTTTCGGGAGTGTTTCCGCCGCTATAAGCACCGTTGGAATCACGCGCAAATCGACAGCCGCGATGTTGAGGGGACAAATAAGGCGCAGATGGCGAAGTGGGCGGAGGACTACGGCGAGGAGTCGGATTTTTTCAAGGTGCGTGTAAGGGGGATGTTTCCGAGTATGAGTGCGCGGCAGTTTATTTCCGAGGCGGATGTGGCGGCAGCCTACGGGCGGCATGTGCCGGAGGGTGCGTATGCGTTCGCGCCGAAGATTTTGACGGTTGACCCTGCGTGGGAGGGGGATGACGAGTTTGTGATTGGGTTGCGACAGGGTTTGGTGTTCAGGATTTTGGAGACGTTTGCGAAAAACGACAATGACTTAATCGCGGCGCAGAAAATCGCGCGTTATGAGGATGAGCATGGGGCGGACGCGGTGTTTATTGACGCGGGATTCGGCACGGGGATTAAGTCGGCGGGCGAGGGTTTGGGCAGGTTTTGGACTTTGGTGTGGTTTGCGAATAAGTCGGACGATGCGGGTTGTTTGAACAAGCGCGCGGAAATGTGGAAGGCGGCGCGCGACTGGCTCAAAGACGGCGGGGCGATTCCCGACGACCCGACTCTGCGCGATGAGTTGCAAGCCCCTGAAATTGTGCCGAGGGCGGACGGGAAAATCCAGATAGAAAGTAAGAAGGATATGAAGGCGCGGGGTGTGCCTTCGCCGAACAGGGCGGATGCGCTGGTGCTGTCGTTTGCGTTTCCGGTGTTGCCGCGCGGGACGGGCGGTGCGGATGCGGCGCGGGCGCGTCGGGAGTACCATCCGTTTTAATGATTTTGTTTTGTTTTAAATCAATGGATTATGTTTTTCTTCGGGGAATGTACCCGTGATAAATTTTGGTTGGGGATAGGATGGCTTTGGTAATGGTAGGCCGTCTGAAAGGTGTGTGATGTTGGAAATTAAAGCGGTGCGGGTGTCGGAGTGGTTCGGGCAGGCGCAGGCGTTGGCGCGGGAACACTGGCAGGAGACGGAGGCGGGCTTTTCAGATGTGCCGCCCGACTTGGATTTGGATGTGTACCGGGCGATGGAGGATGCGGGAAATGCCGTGGCGTTTGCGGCGTTTTCAGACGGCCTGTTGGCGGGTTATGTGTCGGGCTTTGTTGTCCGGCATACGCATTATGCGTTTTTGGTGGGGCAGCATGATTTGCTGTTTGTGTTGCCGCAGTTTCGCAAGGGTCGCACGGGCTTGCGCCTGATGGCGGCCTTCGAGGCGGCGGCGAAGGAGAAGGGGGCAGGGTGTGTGTTGTATCACGCCAAGCCCGACAGTGTGTTCGCGCGTTTGCTGCAACGGCAGAGGGCGCGTGTTGAAGAGTGTGTTTTTTTTAAGGAGGTATGACTATGCCAGCAGCACCGGTTATCACGGCGGTTGCCGCCGCAGTGGGTACGGCAGCCAGTATTTATCAGGGGAACAAGCAGGAGAAGGCGCAGCGGCAGGCGGCGCAGCAGCAGAAGGTGGCGGCGGACAGGCAGGCGGCGCAGGCGGATCAGGATTTCAACCGCGCCAATCAGAAGCAGCCGGATTCTGTGGGGATTCTGGCGGCGCAGAAGCTGGCGGCGCAGGGCGGGGCGGGTTCGACGTTTTTGACGCAGGGCGAGACGAAGCCGGTATTGGGCAAAAACACGCTGCTGGGGGGTTGAGATGGACGGGGCTCTTCGGCGGCATGTGCTGCGGCGTTGGGGCACGCTGAAAAGCGAGCGTTCGGAGTGGGACGGCCATTGGCGGGAGATTGCGGAGAATGTGTTGCCGCGTTCTTCGCGCTTTTCGCCGCAGGATAGGAACAGGCTGCGCCGCCACAAAATCTACGACAACACGGCGATGCGCGCGCTGGATGTATTGTCGGCGGGGCTGATGGGCGGGCTGACTTCGCCTTCGCGGCCGTGGTTTCGGCTGGCGGTGGCGGATGAGGCTTTGAACTCGGTGCATGCGGTGAAGGTGTGGCTCTCGGAGGTGGAGCGGCTGATGCTGGCGGTGTTCGCGCGGTCTAACGTGTACGGTGCGCTGCATTCGGTTTATGAGGAACTGGGGGCGTTCGGCACGGCGGCGGTGTTGGTGCTGCCGGATTTCGACGATGTTGTGCGCTGTTATCCGCTGACGGCGGGGGAGTTTGCGCTGGCGGTGAATTACCGGGGCGAGCCGGACACGCTGTACCGTGAGTTCGATCTGACGGTGGGCGCACTGGTGGATGAGTTCGGCTTGGAGGCGGTGAGCCGTTCGGCGCGGGAGTTGTACGAGCGGGGGGAGTATGACACGGCGGTTACGGTGCTGCATGCCATCGAGCCGCGCCGCAGGCGGGACGGTGAGAAGCGCGACGGCAAGAACATGCCGTTTGCTTCGGTGTATCTGGAATTGGGGGCGCAGGATGACAAGGTGCTGCGCGAGGGCGGGTTCACGCGCTTTCCGGTACTCGCGCCGCGCTGGGCGGTGTCGGGCAACGATGTGTACGGACACTCCCCGGCGATGAAGGCTTTGGGTGATGTGCTGCAACTGCAAAGCGAGCAGTTGCGCAAGTCGGCGGCCATCGATTACCAGACCAATCCGCCTTTGGTGGTGCCCAACAGCATGCGGGGGCGGGACGACTTCCTGCCGGGCGGGATTTCGTATTTCGACGGGCAGGATGTGGTGCGTTCGGCTTTCGAGGTGCGTTTGGATTTAAACGCGCTGCTGACGGACATTGAGGATGTGCGGCGGCGGATTCAGGCGGCCTTTTACGCGGATTTGTTTCTGATGCTCTCGGGGGCTGACCGGACGAATATGACGGCGACGGAGGTGGCGGAGCGGCATGAGGAGAAGATGCTGATGCTGGGGCCGGTGTTGGAGCGTCTGCAAAACGAGCTGATCGACCCGCTGATTGCGCTGACCTTCGCGGCGATAGATGAAGCTGGGCTTGTGCCGCCGCCGCCGGACGAGTTGCAGGGGCAGCCTTTGAATGTGGTGCTGCTTTCGATTCTGGCGCAGGCGCAGAAGGCGGTCGGCGTGAACAGCATCGACCGCTTTGTGGCGGCGGTGTCTTCGGTGTCGCAGGTGAAACCGGAGGTGCTGGATGTGTTTGATGCGGACGCGTGGGCGCAGTATTACGCGGACGCGCTGGGGGTTGAGCCGAAGCTGCTGGCGAACCCGCAGGCGGTGCAGGCGTTGCGCGAGCAGCGGGCGCAGGCGCAACAGGTGCAGCAGCAGGCGGCTTTGGCGCAGCAGGGGGCGGATGTGGCGCACTCGCTGGCGCAGGCGCAGGCTTTGAACGGAGGAGTGTGAGATGGCGCAGAACGGTGGCGGTAAAGGCGGCGGCAAGGGTGAAGCCTACGCGGCTTTGGCAACGCAGCTTTTCGGTTTGGCCGGGCAGGTGGCGGGCAGTTTCTATTCGGCAAGGTCGCAAAAAACACAGGCGCGTTTGCAGGCGGATTTGGCGGAGCATAATGCGCGGATGGCGGAGATGGGGGCGCGTCAGGCTTTGTTTTCGGGTCAGCGGCAGGCGGCGGCGCGGTCTTTGCAGGCAGGGCAATTACTGTCGGCGCAGAAGGCGGCGCAGGCGGCCTCCGGTGTGGATTTGTCGGTGGGTTCGGCGGCGGAGTTGCGCGCGGGGACGGAGATTTTTAAGGAGGCGGATGTCAATCAGATTGAGGCCAATGCGCTGATGCAGGCTTGGGGCTACCGGACGCAGGCGGCGGATTACCGGACGCAGGCGGGGATGGCGCGGGCTTCGTCTCCTTCGCCCGCCCTTGCCGCAGGGGCTACTTTGCTGACGGGAGCGGTGAGTGTGGCCGACAGTTGGTATCGTCTGCAAAAAAGCGGGGCGTTGGCGGGCGGCGGGAAGCCGTCTGAAAACGATGACCCGATTTATGGTTTGTATGCCCTGAACGGAGGTTGGAAAAAATGAGGGTGCCGACGCAGGATAATTTTTCGGTTATGCCGGATGCGCTGCCGCAGGCGCGGTTTAATGCGCCGAATGTGCCGGATGCTGGGCGTCAGGCTTCGGCTTTCGGGGCGGCGGCAACGGGTGTCGGCGGGCAGTTGTCGGATTTTGCTTTGCAGATTGCAAAGGAAATCAATGAGACGCGCACAGAGGATGCGCGCAATCAGTTGTCGGCCTTTGCGGACGAGTTGCGCCACGACCCGGAAAAGGGTTTGTTCAACCAACACGGGTTGCGGGCGTTGCAGCGCGACAGCGGGATGGCTTTGCCGGATGAGTACGGCAAGGCTTTTCGCGACCGGTTTGAGGAGATTTCGGCGGGCTTGGGTAATGACGAGCAGCGGCGGATGCTGCAAAAGTCGTTTGTGGCAATGGAGGCGGATTTGCGCGGGGCGGCGATGGCGCATTTGTCCAAGCAGTTTAAGACGTATCAGGCGGAAACCAATGCGGCGACGGTGCAGAACAGGGGCAACGGGATTGCGGCGAACTGGAGCGATGATGCTGCGTTGGACGAAAACGCGCGGGGTTTGCACGAGGCGGTGTTGAAGTCGGCCGTGCTTAACGGTTGGGGCGAAGAGAAGACGCTGTCGGAGCTGACGGCTGCGGGATCGCGCTTTTTCGGGCAGGCGGTGATGGGTGCACTGGACAATAACGATACGGCGCGAGCGCAGGCTTTGTTGGAGCGTTTCCGCCCGGCGATGGACGCGGAGACGGCGGCGCGGCTGGATAAGGCTTTGCAGGGTCAGCGCGACGATGAGGCGGCGCACGACGGGGCGCAGGCGGTGATTAACGGCGTTAAGGACGACGGTTCGATTGATGTGGTGATTCCGTTGGGCGGCAGTACGGGCAAGGGCGGGATTTTCCGCGCGGAATCGGCTTCGCACCATTCGATGAACGGCGAGAAAGGGTTGAACTTCGATTCAATGACGACGGCGGATGTGCAGCGGGCGCAGAAAAAACACGAGGGCGCGGGCGGCGCGACGGGGGCGGCGGGGCTGTTCCAAATCATGCCCGCGACGCTGAAAGAGGCGGTACGCAAGGGGAAAATCCCTGCCGATATGCGCTGGACGCGGCAGAATCAAATCAATGTGGTGGGCGTGTATCTGCTGTTTGACAAGCGTGCTGATTCCGTCGGCGCGTATTTGAGCGGCAAGAGCGGCGACCGGCACGCGGCGCAGGAGGGGATGACGGCGGAGTTTGCCGGTTTCAAACGGCCTTCGGGTTCAGGGGCGTATGACGGGGTGCAGGGCAATCGGGCGACGGTGTCCGCCGACGAGGTGGGCGCGGCTTTGGACAAGGCGCGGGAAGCCTACCGCCAAGCC